ATTCAATTTTCATATACATTCAACCCAGTCAGTCCTAAGTTGGCTATTAAGCAGCTATATATGGATACAAAGCTTAGCAATTGCGACATATTCAAATCGACGTATAGAGACAATCATTTTTTAGATGCTGAATATATTGCAGAATTACAAAGGCTTCATTTATTTGACCCTGACCAGGCAAGAATTTATGCAGAAGGTGAGTTTGGGATTGACAGGACAGGTTTTGAATATCATTCTCAGTTTAGATACGAAATACATACAAAAGAAAATATTAACTTTATTCCTGAGTTGCCAGTGTTCATATCATTTGACCAGAACGTAGTTCCATATATTACAATGCTTTGTTTTCAAGTTATCAAAATAGAAAACAAATATCAAATACGATTATTTGATGAGTTATGTTTAAAAAACCCAAAAAACACAACTGAAGCATTATGTAAGGAATTTGAGTTAAAATATGGCAGTCATTTAACAAGCGGAGGTTTATATTATTACGGTGATGCTTCAGGCAGGCATAGAGATACACGAGGTATTGAAAATGATTATACTATTGTAGAAAGGGTTTTAAAGAAATATTTAAACAATAATTCTAACAGAGTACCACGAAGCAATCCGCCTCACAATAAGAGGCGACCTTTTATAAATAGGTTATTAGCTGGAATGTACCCTTTAGAATTAGTAATAAATAGAAAGTGTGTAAATGTAATTGAAGACTTAGAAACAGTAAAAGAAGCAGCAGACGGCACAATGCTAAAAGAAAAAACAAGAGAAAGCGGTGTAAGTTTCGAGAGCGTTGGTCATACATCTGATGCCTTGCATTATTTTTTGTGTTCGCATTTTAAAAATTATTATGAAAGTACCAAATAAATAAAAATGTTTTATATTTGTAAAAAATAAAATTATGAAATTAGAAAATACAGCCGAAAGAATTACAAAGTTATGCGATGTAGTGCAGAACAATAAGAAACACCAACATTATGCAAGAGTAGTTTCACTAGCAGATACATATAAGACTTTCATAACAGGACAAGGGCTTGATGAAAAACTAAGGCGTTTACATACAAGAGAAAGTGCCGACCAGTTCAAAAATAGAATAAAAATAACTAACCACGTTGTAACTGCAATTACTTCAACACTTGCATCACCATCGCAGAAAATTGCACGGTCAACAGGCATAACAAAGATTTATGAAACACCAAACAAAGATAAATTTGATGAGGTTATGAGTAATTTTTATGCCGACCACGATATTGACTATTATATGACAAATAAAGTCATACCGAAGTATTACATAGATCCTAACAGTTGGCAAATTATCGAACATACAGGAACAGATGGAAGCAAATTAACACAACCCTACCCGTTTGAAGTTTCTTCAAAAGAGGCAGTTTATTTTGAAAAAACTAATAATAAATTAGATTTTATTATTGTTAAAAATGAAAAAACAATATCGATACCTACAAGCCAGATACTAACGGCACAATTACCAGAGGGTGCGAGCATTGAATATTCAGATAGTTACGAGCAGAAAACACAATACATTTATACGTTTTATGACCATTTTCAGGCGATAAAACTTGTTCAGGTATTTGATGTAAAAATTCAAAAAGATTTACAGTACTTAGAAATAGACGGCAATACATATATAAGATTAGGCGGCAATGTTTATTTACTTGAATTACCCGAACCTTACAACCTATCGCAAGTGCCTGCATTTGTTAATGGCTACAAGTTAGATGAAGTTACTAATGGCGAAACTTATGTCAATGTATGGCACGAATGCCTCCCATTGTTAGAAAAGTTAGTTAATGCAAATAGCGAATTAGACATTAGCTCAGTATTGCACGTATTTCCGCAAAAACTTACTTACTTACCACGTTGTAATTATGAAAGTTGTAATGGTGGATATTTAGCTGATAATTCAATTTGCCCGCAGTGTAAAGGGACAGGAGTTCAAAATATAGCTACAAGCGGACAAGATGCCATTACATTAGCAATGCCGACAAACAAAGAAGACTTATTCAACCTGCAAGAATTAGTAACTTATGTTACTTCAATGCCTATCGATTTGATTAAATGGCAAGCGGAATATATCGACAAAGTTACTGAATATTGTAAAAGAATAGCATTTAATTCAGATGTCTATTCTTATGCTGAAATAGCCAAAACAGCAACAGGTGAAAACATATCAATGCAAGCGATATACGACACTTTATACCCTATGGCTATTGCGTGGGTAGATATGTGGTATAACTTTATACAAACGTGTGCAGAGCTTACAGATATGTATAATGATGACTTTGTTATTACTATTAACGTTTCTAAAGATTTTAAACTTGAAACAAAGGAACAGTTAATCGGAATGCTTAAAGCATTAAGAGACAGTAAAGCAAGCCCCGCAGCTATTTCAGAGATACAAAAAAGAATTATAAGCGTTATATTACAAGACGACAATGTAGCATTGCAGAAGTATGAAGTCAAAGAACATTTTTTTCCTTTTTCTGATAAAACAGAAGAGGAGATAAGATTAATTACTTCCAGCCTTCCAATGACTAATGAAGAGAAAATATTATGGATGTTTTACGGCACTATTTGGGACAATTTAGAAATGACTTATCCAGAAATTTATAATTTTGACTTCAAAAAGATTAAAGAGTTGTTAAATGAGCAAATTAATGAGTATAAAGCAAAATTAACCGTTACAACTCCGCAAATTGATTTAACATAAAATATTATGCCGCTACCTGAAAAACTTAGTAAAGTCTTAAAAAAATACGATAATTATATAAATAGTACCATATCGGATTTTGACAACAAGATAATCAAAATGGAGGCTGAGCTTTATAACTCTATTGTTTCAGATTATTTATCAAAATTCAGGTATGATGCTAATGGCTTATTAATCGAAAACAATTATAATTATACTATTCTGAATAAGCTAAATTCGTTTATGGACGATTTTTATTATAACTTTCAGGAAAGCGAGTTTAAAGATTTGGCAAAAAGTTTTTTAAATTCCATTACTTACTCAACTGAATATTACAAAGCAATGGGCATAAGTAACGATACTTTAGGCAGGATTGCAAACAAATTAACTTACTTAAATGCACGTATCGGAATTGATTTAGCGGGCAATATAATTAAAGACGGCTATTTATTTAAATTGGCACAAACACCGCAGGCAAGGCAGGGATTAAGCCAGATTATAATTGAAAACATATCTAAAAAAGAACGTACAACTGAATTTTATAAATCTATTAAAGATTATATAAAGGGCAATAAAGACGTAGATGGAGCTTTTACAAGGTACTTGAGGCAATATGTACACGACACAACTTGGCAAATTTCAAGAGCAATAGATGAGAATTTTGCAGAAGAGTTAGACTTTAATTATGCTTATTACGTAGGTACTGAAATAGACAAGACAAGGGATTTTTGTTCTGAGCGTATTGAACTATTGTTCACACGTGAGCAGATAAAAGAATGGGAAAATGAAAGCTGGGCGGGCAAAATTGAGGGTGGCGATATATTTATAGACTTGGGTGGTTATAACTGCCGTCATAGGCTCGGGTGGGTCAGTGATGACATTGCCAAACAAGACATTGAGAAACAAAAAACAAAAAAATAAAAATGATTTCAGTTATAATGCCAGTAAGGCTTACACATTATAAAACACAAGCTAAAGAACCAATTGACAAGTTTAAACGTGCCGTTTTATCGGTATTAAATCAAACGTACAAAGATTTTGAATTACTGATTATATCTGATGGCTGTAATATTGTTGAACAAAACAAAATCGACCACGACCATATAAAGTATTTCAGAATTGAACACTCAGGACAAGGCGAGGCGCGAAATAAAGGAATACAAGAGGCTAAAGGCGAAATTATAACTTACTTAGATGCCGATGACTGTTATGGAAAAAATCATTTGAAAGTAATAAATAATGAGTTTACAGAAAATTTAGAGTGGATTTATTTTAACGATTGGATTTTAAAAAATAATACTAATTTTGAAGAGCGATTTATAAATATTAGAAATGCAGGACAATGCGGAACGTCTAACATTGCACATAAAGACATTGGAGTTAAATGGCATAAAAATACAAGGTACGGTTACGATGACTTTTTTTTTATCAAAAATATAATGCAGA